ATAACCAGAGCTACTGTGTTGGAGAAGTCACCTGAGTAGGTGTTATTCTCACCAGCGGCGGCAGCTACGTTAGCTGTTGGCAGGTTGTTAGATTTAACAATCTGGATACCAGCAACTTTCAGAACTGTACCTTCAGCATATACACCAGCTCCACCCCAGTCACGGTTGATTACAGAGGTCTCTTGGACCAAGTTGTAATACTGTGCAGGAGCTACGATAGCTACACGCTCATTCTCTGGAACGTCTTTCTCATCCATTGCTTTCGCAGCGTCAAAGATAGCGGCAGCCAAAGCTGCACCAGAAGTCTTAGAAGTTGCGGAGATAAGGGCTGTACCGCCGTTACCGCCGGAAATGGTTGCAGCTGAACGCGCACCCAAGAGACCTACGCGCATTGTGCGTGTGTCGAATTCTTTAGCCAAAGCCATACCCAAGAGGCGGCTGTATTCAGCGCGCACATCGTAGTGGTTCTTGGCTTCATCGATGTTAGCGATGAATGTGTCAGCAATAAGAACATCATCGATGTTGATGACAATCTCGTTGTGAGCAATTTTCTGTGTACCCAACAAAGGTGTACCTACAGTGTGGTAAGCAGCGTTGGCTTTACCTGTCACTGGGAAAGAGGCTGACTTACCAGACGCGATTGTGCGGCTGACATGCAGGTCTTTCATTACGTTAGTTTCGTCAAATGCAGTGAGAACTTCGCCTGCGAAGACTTTGAGGAACAGCGCGTTTGATGTCGCGAAGTCCGCTGGTGCCGCCTTGTTGACAACACCTAAGCGTGATGGAGTTACGTTTGCCATTTTCTTATCCTATGGAAAAATATTTTAGATTGAGAATGACTGTCGCTCATTACTTGTCAGGGTTGTCGGACGCATCCGGCCTAGTCGTTCATTATCGATAGTCTCAGCCACCTAAGAAGGTGTGCTAGTTGTTCTCTCATAGGAATTGACGGGGCGCAGTTGATACCTGACACCCCGCCAGATGGTACATTAAAATACCGAGGACCGCCCCAGCTTACCTTCCACATCCTTAGTGTATGCGGAATCCTTGCCGTATCGGGGGTCTTTCATTGCAGCTACAACTTCCGCTGTGCTGCGGAACTCATCCTTGGCAGGGGCAGATGCCTTACCGGCAAGCAATGTAGGCTCAGAGCCTTCAAGTGCCTCTCGCTTAGACACCAACCATTCGACTGCCATCTTTGCGTTATCTGTACCTGTCCCAACCATTTGGTTGTAGAGTTCTAGTTCTTTAGTATCGAGAGCTTCACGCGCCCAATCTGTCAACTCTTTGTAGCCTTCCTCACCGCCTACCACATCCATAACTTGTGTAGCATCTGCGGTTTGTGCAGCATTCATTCCGTTGATGTAGGTTTCCACCATTTCTTTGGGGTAACCCATAGCTTCTAACTCAGCGAAACTATCTTCGCTTAACTCACCAGAGCTTGAAAATTCTTCAGAGAACTTCTCAAAGCTTACAGGCTCTGACTGACCTTGCGGCTCTCCATCCGTATCAGATGGCTCTGCGGCTTCGTCTGTCGATCCTGAGAGTTTCTTCTCAAGTTCACTGTAGGACTTTGCTAAATCCTCTGGTGAGTTAAACTTTTCTGGCAACCATTCTGGACGTTCAGATTGGTTATCCTCGGCAACAGGTGCTTCCGGGCCAGTTTCGTCTTGTGTGATTGTGATTGTTTCTGCCATGTTCTAGTAATCGATCCGTGTAATTTTGGATACACCTTTAGATACGGCGGGTGCAGCCAGTGGTTTTTTCTCTTCAGGTGTAGCTTCTTCAGCCTTCACCTTCTCCACTGCCTTGCTGTCTTTGGCTTTCAACATAAGAGTTTCCTAGTGCTTTAGCGCCTTCTTGAATAGTACCGGGTCCAGCTTGCATCATCATTTGCTGCATCTGTGCCTGTTGCTGTTCTTGCGCTATTTGTTCTTGTGATTTGATAAGACCTTCTGTCTCGATACCGAGTGCAGTAGCCCTACGCTTGATGTAGTCCTGTAGGTTCACATATTGCTGTAGAACCTCTGGTCCCAACGCCTGTGTCATACCCTGAATAAACAGGTCCAACTTACGCAGATCGTGACCACGGCCCAGAGCTTCCATACCAGTAACAATGGTTGGTTTAACTACATTGTCGGGCAGCTTTGGTAGCTTCTTAGCTTTGGTCAGGACATCAATCTTGCGGTTAACGTAGGGAAGCTGGAATTCCTGTGACAGGATCGAGTAGATACCTGATAGGGTGTCTTCTAGCTCTCCTGCGAGGTAGCGGATTTCTTCCGCTGTAACTCGCTCTCCGTTACGTTGAACAGAAGATTGAAGCATAAATTGCTGTGATAGGCGTTCTTCAATTCCCTGCATCGCTTGGTAAGCCACACGGAAATCGTTAAACTTATCCATTTGCAGGACAGATACATCGTTACGATTACCCTCAATGATTGCTGTATTCTCAGCTTGGGCGATTGTACGCATACGGGTTGTTCCGTTGGGGTTCACCATAAAGAGAACCTTGGCCGCTGCCGCTGCACCCTCAACGATTGCCTGTGACAATCCTTCGAGAGACCGTAAGTCGCCTAGAAGTTCTTCTACAAAGCCTCGACCATAATCCTCACCGTCAATGCGGGAGAACCGCAGAGGCAGGAAGGGGACTGAGCCTTCTTTATATTTACCTTTAGTGCCGGTTACGATTGTACCTTTGCACTCTTGGTAAACATTAAAGAATGAGTTCTTACGCTCGATGTGTGTGTAGACTTCTACAGTCTTCTCATCACCTTCAAGCTTACCTGAGATGTTTGCGGCTGTCGCTTTGTCCAGAGCATTGGGAGAGACATGCTCTACCACTACAATCTCTAGGACTTCTCCGTTGGGAGCGCGAGAAACTACATAACTATCTAGGTGTATTACTCTGGTTTTATCGGGTCCAACGTGGAGTAGGACGTTGCCTCCGACAATTAAGTGTTTCAACGCTTCGTGTACCGCAACTCGATCACCAGACGTTTCAATCTCAGACATAACTGCCCGTTCATACTCGCCCAATTGTTGTTCAATTGAGGTACGAGCAGCATCATCTTGGGCCATCTCTTTGAGAGTATATGGCTCAACCATGAAGCGGAAGAACGGGGAGTTAGGTGGCATCAAAGCCAAAGAAAGTTTGGAAGCTAGGTTATTCACACCTCGCGCACCGATGCCTTGGAAAGGAGTATACAAGTCACTCGTTTCGTTATGGACATCCGGTGGGATTAGGGAGGGAATAGTTAGCTCAGAACAATCTCTGGCTCGATCCAAATAAGATTGGCGTGTCTGTTCGAGTTGGCGATACCGCGCTTCTGCGGTTCCCATACTCATTCAGTGTCTCACTTATTAATCTGTAGTCCTGTACCTTTTCCCATGTTGGAAATGGTAGGGTCTAAGTCTACTTTAAGTTGCGATGTTCCCGCAGCCTTATTAGATACGGCACCCTTTTCAGCTGCCATACCACTCTCTGGGGAACTTGGGTCATACATATTAGTCATGACAGGATTCGCAGATGGTGGGGCTGCTGGGGGTGGTGCTGGTGCTGGTGTTGGGGCTGATCCGCCAAAGCACATAATCATTCTCCTAGTTTTGAAGCTTCTTGTTCTTCGTAAATTGTTTGTATGAAGTCTACGACTGAACGCTGACCACCTCGCCACATGAGGATATCATGCTGTTCAAGATATTGTGGTGCTTGAACAGGGAAACGGGAATTGAGTTCATCTAGTAGTTCTTTAGATATGTAAGGAAACATTAGTTTAATCCTCTAAGGTGCAACCTAATCGAAGGCTTTGGTCCACATGGCACAAATACCGGAGCGAACCACATCTTCATGAGTGAAGTTACAGTGCGCTGCGGGGATGTTGTGTTTATACATAAGGTCGATAGCAGTCTTTAGACCGCTAGCTCCCTGAAGGTCATGCTGGGAAATATCCCCATTCACGATGACCTTGCTGTCCTCACCGATACGGGTCAGGAACATCTTCATTTCATGTGGTGTTAAGTTCTGTGCTTCATCAAGGATGACGAAAGCATTATTGAAAGATCGTCCACGCATAACCTCGAATGGGACAATCTCAATGTCATTCCTTTTTCGAGCTACTTCAAACCTGCCCTTACCAAGCCGAGCCTCTAAGACCTCAGTGAGCGGAATAACCCAAGGAGCAATCTTGTCTTCTATGGTTCCTGCAAAATAGCCTAGAGATTTACCTGCCGGGATATTGGGTCTGGTCAGGATGATCTTATGTATCTTATGGGCGTTAAACATATCCGCAGCTATTGCAGCTGCTATGTAGGTCTTACCTGTACCTGCCGGTCCTGTGACGAATGTCTGTGGGAACCGAGCAATACAGTCCATGTAGTTTTGTTGGGCAGGGTTCATTGCAAGAAGAGGCTGCACACGGGGACCGCGCACAACCTCAACTTCCTCCTGCTTACGTTTGTAAGTGGATTTCTTTCGCATTATTTTACCTTAACGGATGGGGCAGGCCCCTGTTGCACATTCATCGTCAGTCAACTCATCGAAGGAGTTGGCATTCTCGATGTCTACTTCTGCAAGCTTTGAGACATACTCATCGTAAGTCTCTTTAGTTACGACCTCTTGCGGCAGGTAGGCATAGCCCAAGTCCGCTGCGGTCTTTGTTGGGTCGTTACGGTAGATGAAAGATACACCCACATAACTATCCCAGTTGGTTAAGATCCACTCGATGATTGAGGGGATTTCTGTTGGGTCATAACTGATAGTGACAGAACAGTTATGGTCTACATAGTTGTCCATCATAAGCTTGTATCGGTCTAGCTGTTCTACAGCTGTCTCTAGGTTTACAAACTTACCATCAACCTCTTCGAACTCCACATCATCGTAGGCGACCGGGAAGGTAACCAACACACTGTCAGGTTCGAATGGTTTCTCGATTACCTTGTAACCCGCTGCGGTCATGATCGGTACGATTGGATCATGCTTAGAGAAGGTGACATTGTTAAAGAGATACTTACCGAGAGGCTTGTGTACCCCCTCTGTAGTGGACATGATTTTACTCAGGGTTCCACTTGGCTTGACTGTGCTAACTAGCTTGGGTCGAGGTAGACCTAGTTCATCAGCAATATCATTGGCGCCATTCCGTGCAGAAGCGCGAAGCTGTTGCAGCATCGATGCGATGTTCTTGTGCTTGTTGTGGTCCAAGAACTTCACGATACCTGTAGCACCTACACCGCAGAGACGTAGGAACTCATTCAACTCATGCCATGAACGCTGCAAGATACCAT